CTACCCGGTCGCGTGGCACCTGCACCGCGGCGAGGAACTGTTCAAGGGCTGGCTGGAGAGGTACGCTGACCAAGTTGAGGTACCGCAGATCGGCGACGTCGGACTGTGGAAGTTCGGGCGCTGCTTCAGCCACGGTGGGATCCTGGTCGAAGGCGGCGTCGTGATCCATTCCTACATCGGCAAGGGCGTGATCGAAACCGGGCTAGACGAGCACCCGCTCGCCGGCCGCCCGGTCATCTGGTGGAGCGTTCGGTGAGCGGCATCTTCGGCGGACAGACGATCTCGAACTCCGAGACCAAGATCGAGGCGCTCAAGCTGCAGTCGTCGGCCTATGGCGTGACGATCCCGCTCGTGTACGGTGTCACCCGCATCCCGGGCAACCTGCTCTGGTACGGTGGGTTCGCGGCGATCCCTCACACCGAGGAGTCCGGCGGCAAGGGTGGTGGTGTCACGGTCACCAACACCACCTTCACGTACACCGCGAGCGTCATGATGGGCCTGTGCGAGGGCCCTGTCACCGGCGTCTCGCGCGTGTGGCGCGGCAAGGTGATCTATGACGGAGGGATCTCGGCCGGCAACATCGTCACCGCCACGCACAACATCACGATGACGTCCTCGAACCAGACCACCGTGGTCACCAACGCGGCGAACTTCCTGGCACCGATCAGCGTCACGACCATGGCCGTCGACGAGTGGGGCGGCACGACCTATTACCCGCGCCAATTGACCGACGGCGTCGATTACACATCGAACGGCGGAACCTACGTCTTCAGCAACACAACCGTCAACCTGGACCCGAACGCGAACACCAGCATCAAGTACCAGTACCAGGGCTCGAACCAGTCACAGAGCGCGCTCGCCGAACTCGGGCTGTCGTTCAAGTCTGGGCGGCCGGCGCAGAGTGTCTGGAGTTACCTATCGACCAACTACCCGGACGAGGCGATCGGTTATTCAGGGCTGGCCTACGTGTACGCAAGCGACTACTCGCTCGGCACTGGCGCACAGGTCGAGAATCACACGTTCGAGATCCAGGGCTGGCAGGCCTACAGCATCGACGCCAACGTCCCGGACGCGAACCCGGCGATCATTGCCCAGGACGTGATCACCAACGGGCGATACGGCGCCGGCTTCCCGGCCTCGATGCTCGGCGACATGAGTGACTGGGCGGACTACTGCCTGTCCGGCGGACTGCTGTTCTCGCCGGCGCTCACCGAGCAGACCGAGTGCAGCGAGTTCATCAACAAGATGGCGATGCTCACGAACACCGGTCCGGTGTGGTCCGGCGGCCGCCTGAAGATGATCCCGTTCGGCGATGCCAACCAGACCGCGAACGGCGCGAACTTCACCGCCAATACGACGCCGATCGTCGATCTGACCGACGACGACTTCATCACCGACGGCCAGGACGACCCGCCGATCAAGATTACACGCAAGCGGCAGGCGGATGCCTACAACCACGTGCGGGTCGAGTTCCTGAACCGCGGGACGTGGAACGCGACCGCGAACTCGTTCTCGGGCAGCTACAACATCGAGATCGCCGAGGCCAAGGACTTCGCGGCGATCGACGCGTTCGGGATCCGCACCTTCGACACCGTGCAAGCTCACTGGATCTGCGATGCGAAGGTCGCCCGCAACGTGGCGCAGTTGATCCTGCAGCGCGTCCTCTTCATCCGCAACCAGTACCACTTCTCGCTCGCGTGGACCCGGGACTACCTTGAGCCGATGGACCTAGTCACGCTGACCGACAGCACGCTCGGACTGAGCGAGCTACCGGTGCGCCTGATCAGCGTGCAGGAGGGCGACGAAAGCGCCGAGTACGTGGCCGAGGAGTTCCCGCTCGGCGTTGCATCCGCATCGCTCTACAGCAGTCAGGGCTCGGCCGGATTCCAGCACGACTATTCAGCGGACCCGGGCGCCTGCGAGGATCCGGTGGTCTTCGAACTGCCGGGCGAACTCACGACCACGGGACTGGAGCTTGGCATCGCGGTGGTCGGCCTTGGCGCGAATTGGGGCGGCTGCGAGGTGTGGGGCAGCTTCGACGACGTCACGTACCAGAAGTTCGGGACGATTTACGGTGGGTCGAGGTATGGTGAACTGACTGGCCCAATTTCCGGCGGCAACGTTCCGGTCGTTATCAAGAGTGGATCGCTCACGTCGGCATCCTCGGCTCAGGCGAACCTCAAGGCGACACTCTGCTTCATCGGTGGATCTGATCCGGAGTACGTGGCCTATGAGACCGCGAACCTCACGAGCAATCTGCACTACACCCTAACCAATCTGAGGCTCGGCCTGTACAGCACGGTGACAGACGCGCACGCCGCGAACGTGACGTTCGTGCGGGTCGACCAGAGCATCGTGAAGAGCGGTCCGCTCGACCCGACTCTGGCCGGCACGCCGATCTACATCAAGGTGCCGGCCTTCAACATCTACGGAGCGGCGAAGCAGTCGCTCGCGGACGTGTCGTCGCACACGCACACCATCACCGGGCAGTTCTCGATCCGTGACGCGGACACCAACTGGGACTTCTCGCTCGGCAAGATCGGCTGGAAGAACATCTCGTCCTCGGTCAGCGGCGACACCACTGCGAGCGGCGGACGGTACGGCATCGTCACCGAGGGATCGACAGCGGTCGCGTACGGCAAGCCGATGCCGGTCGACACCTCGCGCGTGTATCGGGTACGCGCTCGCGTGCGTCGGCCGAGCGGAAGCGGCGGCACCTTCTATGCCGGCGTGGTCTGCTTCGATGCGAACGGGTCGGTGATACTGAACTCCGGTGGAGGGCAGCACCCGTACTCTGCCGCGGACTCGGCCAACGTTCCCGTCGACTCCAACTGGCACGCATACGAGGGCCGCATCACGGGCAACTTCAACGTGCCGAGCGCATCGCCGAACTACGAGAAGTTCTGGACCAGCACCGTGCGGGCGGCGCCGATGATCCGCATGACCGGCACGTGGAACGGTCCGCTGCACGTCGACTTCGTCACGGTCGATGACATCACCGAGTCCGAGAGCGGCGAGGGTGTGCGGCTCACGAAGAACTCGAACCCGACGCTGGTGAAGATCCGATCGACCACCATCCGCAAGTTGCGGTCGAGCGGAGCGTACGACACCGATGTGATCAGCGTCGACGGGTACACAGGCGGAGCGTTCGCGAGCGCGGTGATCCCGGAGATCCCGGGCATCTTCGGGCTGACGACGAACCCGGGCAGCAACGGGCACCACGACAACATCAATTTCGCGCTGTTCGCGAACGAGTCCACCGGGAACATCGTCGTCTACAACAGTGGAACGAACATTGGAACGGCGTCGACCTCGTTCGACGTCGGCGACGTGATCGCGGTGGCCTACGATGGCTCGCTGGTCAAGTACCTGCAGAACGGCAACGTCATCTACTCTCAGGCCGCGACCGCGAACCTCAAGTTGTTCTTCCAGTGCTCGATGCTCGACCTGGACGAGGGCTACGACAACATCAAGTTCGGGCCGATGTCCGGGAACGACTGGGCGTCGGTGGGCGGCAACAAGCCGATCCAGCACCGGCTCGTGGCGATCGGCTCGAACGCGTCGAACTACCCATCCGGCACCGTCGGGCTCGTGAACATCGACACCGGGAACACGGTGAAGACCTCTGCCGCCAGCTACAACCTCGTGGTCTTCGACAAGGCCACCGGGATCGTGTCGACGACCGCGACCTACAACATCGCCGGCAACACATCGCTTTCGGCGAACCTCGCGGCCAACCTGAACGCGGTCACCGCGAATCAGATGGTCGTTCTGTGGACGCACAGTGACGCCTCAACCGGCCGGCTCTTGAACAGCCTACCCGATGCGATCTACAACTGCGGCGGCAGCCCGGGTGTGTTCCGGCGCAGCGGGTTCCGCGGCTCCGGGGTCTACGCTCTGGTCGGCCAGGGCAACCTCGGACAGGGAAACGGGTTCGAGATCTACAAGGGCAACGTCACCAACGACCCGAAGGCGTGGGCCGACGTGACCTTCACGCTCCAGAACGGGCACATCGGCGTCGGCAAGAGCGGGAGTCAGCCGGAGATCCAGACGGATGCCATCGAAAGCAACGCGGCGACAGAGGTCTACTCATTAACATCCACCAAGGCAAGACTTACTGCATCAGATCTGCAGGTGTACGACTATGTGACGTTCACGCCGACAAGCAACGCGACGCTTGAGCTATCTGCAGTCTTTTCTGCTTCTGCAAACGCGCACCTAGACGCCGGATGGATCGGCGCCGGGTTGTTTGTCACCGCATCAACAAACCTTGACCACGACTTCGATCCATTCCCTGTGTTCTTCAACACATCACTGGTTCAATACGGTGCGGCCCTGTACCCAAAACCAACAGATACATTGGTTGACTGCTCTTTGATTGACACGTTCGGAATTGTTGGTGGCAGCGAGCAGGTTGCGGGGTTGTACGCTGAAGGGAATCCGCTGTACGGCAATGGAGACTTGTACTGCTCTATTTTCGGGGACACAAGCTCAACAAGTAATGTTGTGATTCGAGCCACGTTGATTAAAAAGTGAGGTCAACCATGAAGACGTTCATCATCATCGCAGCAATTCTCGGCGCATTCGCGATCACCGCAAACGCAGGGATGAAGAGGATCCCGTCACTGCCGTGCGCGATGTACCCGATGCTCTGCCGGTAGGTGTCGCCGTGGCACAAGAACAAGAGCCTCCGCT